GTGGCTTATCGTTTGCGGCAGACATTGGGGATTTCCCAGAGAAGGTTTTAGGCGTGTCATTACAGCCTTGGCAGCTTCGAGTACTGCACGGACAAACAGAATTAAACGATGCCGGCAACTTCATTAACCGTGTGTCGCTGGTGAGTGTTGCGCGTCAGAACGGCAAGACCACAGCCATGGCCGCACTTATTGGCTGGTGGCTTTGCACCCAAGGCGGGAACCGTGGCAAACCTCAAACCGTCATCACATGCAGCCACCAGTTAGATTTATCCACCGCGCTGTTCAAGTACCTTGCGCCAATTCTTGGTGCCAAGTTCAATGCCAAAATATCGTGGTCATACGGACGCATGAACCTTGAAATGCCAGACGGCAGCACCTGGTTAGTAAGAGCTGCAACACCACAAGCCGGCCACGGTTACTCGGCAGACCTCATTTGCGTGGACGAAGTTTGGAGCGTTTCCGAGGCCGCGATAGATGAGGGTTTGTTGCCGTCCCAGCGCGCAAGAAAAAACCCGCTCATGTCTATGTGGTCTACAGCTGGTACCCCAGAGTCAAAAGCAATGTTGCGCTGGCGCGAGCAAGGCATACGCGCAATAGATGCCAACGAGCACGGCCCGTTGTATTTCGCTGAGTTCAGCCCTCCCAGCAACATTGACCCAATGAGCGAAAGCGCTTGGATTTACAGTAACCCTGCCCTTGGTTATACGCTCGACATGTCAGTTATTAAGGCTGAAGCCAAGGCCCCAAACCGCAACGCATTTCTGCGCGGCTCGGTCAACACTTGGACTAGCTCACACTCGGGCTGGTTAGAAAACGGTCTCTGGGAGGCTTGCCTTTACACCGGCGAAGTGCCAGCCGGCGGCGTGCTTGCTATCGAGCAGTCAATAGATGAAGCCCGGTACGTTGGCGTGCGCGCCGTGCGCGTAGAAAACAAAACAGTAATAACTACCGCTTTTGACGTAGACAACATGGCCGAAATGTGGGCATGTGTTGAGCGCGAAGTAGAACGCAACTCGCAGCTGCGCATTGCCATAACGCCAGTACTAGAAACGCACTGCCCGCCAAAACATGAACGCCGGCGCACTATCGTTGGCTACCGCGAGCTACTGAAATGGACGCTGGCCGTCCGGTCGCTAATCGTGGAAAACCGCATCGGGCAAACTGGCGAAAAACTAGTAGCCGATCACGTCGAGCGTGCCGTCAGGATTAAACACCATGGCAGTGTGGCTCTCAGCTCTACCCGTTCGCCTGGCCCTATCGAGTTGGCGCGCTGCATGGTATGGGCTGCAGCTTTAGAGTCACGTCCTAGTTCTGCAGGCAAGCCTTTACTTGTAATCTCTGGGTAGTACACTCGCTGGTGGACAGCCTCGCATTTCGTCGGGATTTGCGAGGTTATCCACAACTCGCGCACAAAAGAATGGCACAATATCCACATGGCACTATTTGGCAAAGTCACTAAAGCAGCGATAAGCGCGCCAGTAGGTAAAGCCGCTGCGGCTGGCACCGGGTACGGAAACCTTTATAGCCACTCTGCAAACAATGGCGGCGCAGCCATGGTGGGCGTTTATTACAACTACACCGAAGGCGAAGCCCGCAACGCAGCTATGAGCGTCCCGACAATTAGCCGCGCTCGAGACCTTATTGCTTCAGTTATTGGCTGTATGCCGTTGCGTATGTATACCGAAATGTGGAACGGCAGCGAAATGGAAAAAATGCCGTTAGCGCCACGCACTTGGCTACGCCGTATTGACCCGTCCGTACCAAACAACTTTATTTTGTCGTGGACATTTGACGACCTTTTCTTTTACGGCCGCGCATTCTGGTACATCACTTCGCGCACTGCCGACGGCTACCCTGCCTCGTTTACGCGTTTGCCTGCCTCAATGGTTCAGACTTTGGACCAATCGGGCCCTGTCTATTTTGCACCGTCTAAGCAAATTATCTTTAGCGGCGGCGAACTAAACCCAGATGACGTCATACAGTTTTTGTCACCAATTCAAGGCATTACTTCTATGTCTCAACAAAGTGTGGCTACAGCGCTGAAACTTGAAGCCGCGCGCTACCGCAACGCGTCGAGCGCTATTCCTGCTGGCGTTCTCAAGCAAACTGGTGGCGAGCCTTTATCGGCTTCAGAGTTAGCAGACCTTGCAGCTGCATTTAATGCTGCGCGCGCAACTAACCAAACTGCTGCGCTTAACGAGTATTTGTCTTACACAGAGACCGCTACGACCCCAGACAAAATGCTTCTTATTGACTCTGCCGAGTTTCAGGCTATGGAAATGGCGCGACTTTGTAACGTACCGCCATACCTTGTTGGCGTATCGGTTGGCTCATATTCTTACCAGTCAAGCACTGAAAGCCGGGCAGACTTGTGGACATTTGGGGCACGCGCCTATGCAGACTGTTTGGCGGCCACTATGTCACAAAATAACGTATTGCCAAACGGGACTTATGTAGAGTTTGACGTTGAGGGCTACTTAATGGGCGACTACAGCGAAAACAACGACATGGCACAGCCATACCGAGAGGAAGTAAACTCATGATGAGATTAAACGCGCAGGCCGTAAGCATTGACGCTGCCGCTGGGGAAACTGGCCGCCGCGAAATAAGCGGTATTGCGGTACCTTATGACGTACCGGCTGTAGTCGCTGACGGCACTTCAGTAATTTTCAAGGCTGGCAGCCTGCCAGTAGACGGCAAAAACCCTCGCCTTTACATGAACCACGACTCGACTAACGCCATTGGCATTGTGACAGACCGTGTAGACACACCAGAGGGCATGTTATTTACAGCCAAAATAAGCAAAACTCAGGCTGGCGACGAAGCCCTAATCTTGGCTATGGACGGCGTACTCGACTCGGTAAGCGTTGGCGTTAACCCAACCAAGTTTACTACCGCCTCAGACGGCACAATAACCGTTACAGCTGCAGACTGGTTAGAACTCTCAATGGTGCCGGTACCCGCATTTGCTGGCGCAGTTATCACAGACATTGCAGCAAGTATCCACCAAGAACCCGAAAATAATGTTATAGACTTATCCACAGACGAACCTTTAGTAGAGGAAGTAACCGAAATGTCAGAACCAGTAGCACCAGCAGTTGAAGCAACAATTCCAACCGCGCCACTTTTCGCACAAGCAAAACGTCAATTTGTTATGCCAACCGCAGCCGAATACATGGCAGCAATGCACGCTGGCGGCGACACATTCCACAACGTTAACGCTGCATACAAAGAGGCTGTCCGTTCACAGCAGACAGCATTGCAAGCAGCTGCAGGCGACGTACTCACCACTGACACGCCGGGCCTTTTGCCAGTGCCGGTGCTTGGGCCAGTCTTTCAAGACCTCAACTTTGTGCGACCAGTAGTTACCGCTTTTGGTGCTCGCTCAATGCCAAACACACCAAGCAAAACCTTTATCCGCCCAACCATTACTACGCACACCAGCGCAGCAACACAAACTGAAGGCTCAGCAGTAAGCGCAACCACAATGGTTATCGCTTCCAACACAGTTACCAAAACAACTGTTGCTGGCCAAGTAACGCTCACCATGCAAGATATGGACTTCACAGACCCGGCTTCAATGAACATCATCTTGAACGACCTTTCTGGCGAGTATCTTATTAAAACTGACGACATTGCGGCTGATGCTTTAGTATCGGGCAAAACTGCTTCAGGCTCGACATGGACTGTCACCGCTGGCGACCCAACCTCGCTTATTAACTCGTTGTATGACGCAGCGCGCGAAATTGCAGAGGACAGCAACTACTTCCCAACACACTTGTGTGTTTCACCAGATGTCTGGGAAAAACTTGGCGCTCAGCTTGATAGCAACAAACGACCAGTTTTGGGCTACACCACAAACGGCGTATTGGGACAGAACAGCCTTGGTCGCGTAGGCGGTCTTGGTTATAACTCAATGGACGTAATGGGCTTGCAGCTCGTAGTTGACAACAACTTCGCCAGTGGCACCATGCTTGTGGTTTACGCACCGGGTTTCGAGATTTACGAAGCACAGCAAGGCGTACTTAGCATTGCAAACCCATCTACCTTGTCTCGCACATTCAGCTACTACGGTTACTTCTCAACCTTTGTGGCTAAGTCGAGTTTCATTCAAGGTATCGTAGTCGCCTAATAAGAAAGGCGGCTACGGCCATGGCTGCATTTACTACAGCTACAAAACAACTGTTGAGCAACTACGCGTGCATTAGCACGTTAGAACCCACAGAAATTGCGCTAGGTCAGAACGTCACTGTGTCTGGTTTAGCCGCGCCGTTTGCTGGCACGCATAAAGTATTGGACTTGCCGCAATACAAGTTCACTGGCATAGACAGCACCACTGGTGAGTTTTTGTTTGACGAAAACGACCCGGTACCTAACCAGGTGCTTTACGCGTGCACCGGCAACAGTGTCGAGTTTGTTGTTGACTTCTCAGGCACAGTTACATATACCCAGACATGCACTTGGGTAACAGCCGGGCAAATTGAGGACTGGTTAGGCATCGGCACAGCTACGGCAGCAGACACAACTTTCCTAACCCAATGCGCGTCAGCTGCAAACTTATTTTGCTATCGCCGTAGGCAAGAGGCCGGCTACCACGATGCCTTGGCTACTAGCCCCAGTGGCGACGTAACGCTCGGCACCATCATGTACGGCGGCATGCTTTACCGGCAGCGCGGCAGCATTGACCAATTTTCTAGCTTTTCAGACGGCGGCGCAGTATCGGTTACTGGTCTCTCAGGCGTTATTAAACAACTGCTTGGCATTGACAGACCGCAGGTGGCATAGCTCATGCCTGTGGCTTTTACAGACCTGTTTAATGAAGCTCTAGACGACCTCACTGCGACCCTTACCGCTGTATCTGGTCTACAAGTGGTTAACGACCCGCGCAACCTCGTACCGCCATGCGCATTTATAGACGCGCCAACATTCGAGGCGTTTAACTACAACATCGTAAAAATGATTTTTCCAGTGCGCGTCATCACGCTGGGGCCTAACAACCTCGACGCGCAACGGTCACTACTAAACCTCGCCAGCAAGGTCTTGGCGGCTAATGTTGGGCTTACGGACGGCCGGCCAACTATCGCCATGATAGGCGGCGCAGACTATCCGGCATACGATTTAACCATTACAATGCAAGCACAGACAGCGTGAAAGGCTAACTATGTTTAAGATTTCAAGCGAACGTTTAGGCAAAATTGGCGATTTCTTTGACGCCGCAGCTGCAGAAAAAGACGGCGTAAACGTGTTAGCGCTTATCGCTGGCGGTTTCCTAAGCGAAACGTCCACCAAAACCGACCCAAAACCTGCTAAAACAGAACAAGAACCAAGCGAGGACTAAACACCATGGCAACTAGCACATATCTCTCAAACCCAGTCGTAACCATCAACGCGGTAGACATGACCGACCAAGTATCAAGCGCCGTGTTCACACGCGTTGTCGAGGCTTTAGAGTCCACTGCTTTTGGTTCCACTTCACGCGTTTACACCAGCGGCCTTGCAAACAACACATTGACCGTAACTATGTACAACTCTTACGCAGCCAGCGAAACCTACGCCACACTCAAAGACCTTGTAGGTACGCAAGTAATCGTCAAAGTAAAGCCAAGCACCGGCAGCACCTCAGCAACAAACCCAGAACACACCCTTACTGGTGCATATCTTGAAACGTTGCCTTTAGTCAACGGCCAGCTTGGCGCGCTCGATGCAATCGACATTACTTTTACTGGTGGCGTTTACAGCGTCGCCACCGCATAATTAAACCCAAACCCGAAAGGTAGCCCGACATGCAATTACGGCTCAAAGTTCAACGCCAAAACGAAAACGCCTACGAGGTTGTCACTAGCCTTGCGGTCATTGTCGCATGGGAACGGCGCTTTAAGCGTCGCGCCAGTGACCTAGGCGCAGGCGTAGGCATGGAAGATTTAGCTTTTATGGCATGGGACGCCAGCCAACGCGCAAACATTGTGGTACCCGCCACACTCGACGCATTCATTAACACCATTGAGCTGCTAGAAGTCGTAGACAGCGAGCCACAAAGTTTTACAGAGCCGGCACCGTCCGGCGACAACTAGCAGAACTGCTATTGCACACCGGCTGGTGGCCCCCAAGTGTAGACTTTGAGTTACCAGACCTCGCCACCGTCATAGACATACTCGAAAGGCAGCGCAAACAAAATGCCCACTAGCGCTAGTTATCAGGTCTATGGCATTCAAGAGGCACTAGCTGAGATAAACAAAGTTGACCGCCTTTTACGCCGGCAGATAACTAAAGACATTCAGGCGGGCGCGGGCACTCGACTTGTCACTGCTGCGCGTTCGTTCATACCTACCAAAACGCCTCTTTCGCGCATGGTTAACGGCAACATGATTAAGGGCCGCGACGGCACGGGCTGGTCACGCACCCGTGTTGTCGCTGGCATTCGCACCGTGGTAGGCAAACGCGGTCAGCGTGCCCGTACTGTGACGTTCTCTAACGGCCGTACAGCCGATTTTAAGGCGACGCAATACCAGTTATTGGTTCTACAGCAACGTGACGCTGCGGGCGCTATCTGGGACCATGCAGGCATTAGAGGCGGCGGCCAGTTTGTCACTAACCTTTTGGCTGAAGGCGAGCACGTCGGGCCAGCAGCTGCGCCACGCGCTCTGCAACCAGCCGCTGAAAGTGTGCTACCCGCTGTCGAGGACGAGGTAGGCAAGATAGTTGAACGCGTTATGACTATTGTTAACCGTAATCTTGTACAAACTAGGACGCGCTAATGGCAATTAATATCCCCATCATTTCAAGCCTGAACACCAAGGGTTTTGACAGCGCCAAGAAAGAGTTTCAGAGCCTGCAGGGTTTTGGTGCCAAGAGCGGGTTTCTACTCAAAAACGCCATGGTGCCCGCTGCCGGCGCGGTCACCGCGTTGGCTGGCGGTTTGGCCATGGCCGCTAAAGCCGCTATTGCCGATGAGCAGAGCACCAAACTTCTTGAGACACAGCTGCGCGCAACCCTCGGACCTAACCAGGCTCTTGCCGACAGCATCGCCGATTTTGTTGACCAAACACAGTTAGCAACTGGCGTAGCAGACGATGAGCTACGGCCAGCACTTGCCGGCTTGGTGCGTTTTACTGGTGATGCCACAAAGGCACAAGAACTGCTCACGCTCAGTATTGACGCCTCAAAAGCAACTGGTAAAGATTTAGCCCAAGTTTCTACCGCCATTGGCAAGGCATATGACGGCAACTTTACGGCGCTAAAAAAGTTGGGCGTACCGCTTGATGAGAACATTATTAAAACGAAAGACTTTAAGGCCGCACAAGAGGCACTCACGGCACAGTTTGGTGGCGCGGCAGCAGCCAACGCCAACACATACGCTGGCCGTTTAGCGATACTCAAAATACGTTTTGACGAAATGGTAGAAAGCATCGGTTACCGCGTGCTACCTATTCTCGGCAAAATGCTAGACGAGGTAGACAAGCTCATAACCATTATGGACGAGCGCGGTCTAGGCGGCGTCATAGGCGAAGTAGGCAGCCGTCTACGCCGTTTTGTAGACCCAGCCCAAGCAGTACTCGACGTACTACAAAAGAACACAAAACAAACCGACGGCTTTGGCGCAAAACTTAAGCAAATTGGTTTTAACGTAGCCAACTTTGGCTCAAGCATTATCAACTTGGGTAGCGCAATTACAGGCAACAGTTTTCGCTTAGGCAAACTACAAACCGACCTCGACAAAACAAACGAAAGTTTGGCACTCGCTTATTCCAACACCCGCGCATGGTCAGAAACCCTGCTGCAACTTGACCAAGACCAGAAACGCGCCAACTATCAAAAAGCCGTAGACATTGAGCAACAACGCCTGGCAAACCTCGAAATTGCCAAAAGCACCGCCAGCACTAAAAAGGCTTCAGAGGCCGCTAAACGCGCCGCAGAGGCAACAAGTAAACATGCTGAGTCAGTGCGCGCACTCAAAGAGGCATACGACAACGCAGTACAGACAGTTAAAGACAAGTTCAGCCCAGCGCTCATGCGCGCCAATGAACAACTCTCAAAAGCCACAGAGAACTACAACAACTTCTATAACGCGACCGCTGACGTCGTGCGCGGCATATTCAATGTTGGTGAAGCATGGACTACTGCAGCTGACAGCGAGGGCGCAAAGTCATTCTTTGGTGTACTCGATGAGCAAGCCACCAAGGCTGGCCAACTTGCCGCAGGCATAGAAAACCTTATCGCTGCCGGCTTAGACGACCCAGAACTACTCAAGTCAATTCTTGACTCTGGCGCTGACGTAGGGCTTGAGATTATTAAAGGATTACTTGCCGGCGGTAAAGCGTCCATAGACAAACTGGTAGGTATCTCTGGCACCATTAACGCAGCTGCGGACCGTATCGCCAAATTGACGGCAGACAAATGGTTTAAGTCGGGCGTTGACCAGGCACAGAAAATTGTTGAGGGCGTTAACAGCGTTATTGCAGATACCGAGTTTATGTTGAAGTTTGCGGTAGACCCTGAAAGCGTCGCGGCTATCGGCGCGCAACTCGACGCAAGTCTTGGCAATGTATTTAATGGCGGCGCGGCCCCAGCCCCAACTACTAACCCGTTTGGCCCGGTACTTGGCAGTATCAACGCAAGCCCCAACATGGGCGGCGGGCGCGTATCGGCTGCAAGCGTTGGCGCATCGAGCGTAACTATTAACGTCAATGGCGGCGACCCCAACGCAGTAGTAAGCGCGCTACGCACCTATATGCGTCAAAACGGCAGCGTGCCAATCAAGGTGAGCAACATTTACTAATGGCCGTAGTTAACTTCCAAGTCGAGTACGGCGCAACATACGCCACCATCTCAACCGTTGCCACAAACCTGCAAAACGTGCAGTTATCTTTTGGCCGGCAAAAACCATTAGACCAATACAACGCCGACACCGCAACCGTAACGATGCGCTACCCAAACGGATACGCCAGCCCAGTTGCATTATTTGTCACTGGCACATGGGTACGCATTAGCGCGCGACTTGACCCAGCACTCGCATTTGAGCAGCTTTGGGTAGGACGCATTGCAGACGTAGACGTGAATTACGGCATGCCATACGCCGGCAGCGTTGGGAATGCTGACTACGTAACCCTTATTTGCGAGGGCTATTTTGCCAACTTTGGGCGGCTCGACGGCAACGGCTATGCCATGCCAGCAGGCACCATTTCATACCAATGCGCGCAAGCCTTGGCACAAACAAGTCTTGACGTTTCACCGCTTTATACGGCTACTACACCGTTCCCAGCAACAACGATTAGCGGCACATGGGGCGACTGGATTAACCGCGTAGTGCTGACATTGAACGGCAAACTTTTAGACACCGGCACAGGCATAGCGATTACTAACGCTTATTACAAATACACCAGCACAGTGGCGTTTTCTGACACCACTAACGATTTGACCAACCATTGTTATGAACAGCTTGCATTTAGCAGTTTGGCCGACAACTGGTACACCCAAGTCACTGTTGACCCAGAGTCATACAGCCCAGCAACCGTCCAAACGGGTAGCGCGCCTTACCGCACCTATCTGGTCAACACGTTAAATAACTCGACAAGCCAAGCAACTGACTATGCGAACTATTTGCTTTCAACGTACAAAACACAGTCTTTACGCATTTTTGCTATTACCTGCAACTTGAATGCTCAAATAGGTAACGCACCGTTTTTTGGGCAAACGTCACCAGGCGGCCAAGTCCAAGTCATTTTTCGTGGTACTACATACCAGTGCGTAGTCGAGGGCGGCTCATATTCTGCAACGCCTGGTAGCGCTACAGCCACGTTTTATTTAAGCGCGCAAGACTTAAACAACTATTTAACGCTTAATGATGCCGTCTATGGCAAACTAGATAACAACAAACTGGGGTACTAATGGCTATAAAAACTTTTACTACTGGCGAAGTGTTGACCGCTTCAGACACAAACACGTATTTAGCAAACAGCGGACTTGTCTATATTGGCGCATACACAGCAAGCGCAACAACACTTTTTATTGACGGTTGTTTTACTAATACTTACGACAACTACTTAATTACTCTGCAAACCACATCAGTAAGCACGACGGGTTCTTTTGAATTCAAATTTAGGACATCAGGTACCCCAAACTCAACAAACTATTTTTATGGCGGTTGGCAGTACTACACAACAATCGCTTCAACAGCTCAACAAAGCGGCGCGGCCGCTGCAACATCAATGGTTTTTAGCGCGGCTTCTGGCACAGGAAACACGTTTAGTGTTATTCAAGTTTCAACACCAAAAGTAGCGCTTCCAACTCCAATAATGATTGATTTTACTTCCTCATTTTCTAACTATGTTGGTGGCCAAATAAGAGGTTTGAATAGTAACAGCACCGCATACGACGGTTTTCAAATAACAATGAACACAGGCGCAACTATCACAGGCACAATACGCGTCTACGGAATAAGGCAGGCATAAATGGCACGACCAATAATTTCAGGTATCAACATGGAGACTGGCGAAACCGTCGAGCGCGAATATAACGACGACGAATACGCGCAGTATTTAGCGGACATTGAAGCAAGCAAAGGAATGTACCCAGATGATTTGGCGTAGCGCGTTTGTGGCGCTTTTGTTTGCGTCAATCCTCGTAGCATGCGGGAACCGTGAGCGCGTCAACTGCCCACCACTAACCAAAAACAAGGCTTTGCGCGCAGCAACAACCATCACCGTAGACACCGCCAGCCTCGGCAGCACACGGACAGTAGAAACTAAATGCCTATAATCCCAGCGCCACGCCGCGAACATCGCATGACCAGCGAAGAAATAAAAGCCCGCCTAATCTTCATTGTTGCTTGCGCGCTATCCGTAACCTTTGTGGTCTCAACCTTGGCGCTACTGTACGGCCTGCTATTTGTGACTCAGCCGCTCGAAGTCTCAGACAACGACAAAAGCGCATGGGCAACATTGCAGCCACTACTGCTATTTCTCACCGGCTCGCTCGCTGGGCTACTCAGCGCGAATGGCTTAAAAGATAAACCAAAGGACAAGCCAGACTGACATGTACACCACAATGAAAATTAAAATGCCCAAAGACTTAGCCGGCCACAAAAACGGTCAACTGCCCGATGAGCTGCTAGGACCAGTGCCAGGCGGCAAACTACACAAAAGCGCGGTACGCAGCTACAAACACATGTTGAACGCCGCTAAGGCTGACGGCATCACACTAAAGCCAACGTCTACCGTTGACACGTACAGGCCGTACAGCGTCCAATACAACGCGTTCATGCAGCGTTACTCACCGAAACCCACAGACGACACCAGAGGCATTACACGCACTTTTGAGGGCAAGACGTGGTACCTAAAAAAGGGTATGGCCCCATGCGCGGCACCCGACCCGACAGGCGTTAAAGGCTCTAATCACGGCTGGGGTCTTGCTGTAGATTTCGCTAACGCGTCCGGCAAAACATTCCAATGGCTAGTCAAAAACGCCAACCGTTTCGGCTGGTACATAGGCACCGGCGACCCAAGCAAGCCAGGCTTCGAGTCATGGCACTGGGAATACGTCTTAGGCAACGTGTGGGCACCACCCACAGAAACCGTTACGCCATAAGGCTTTTAGCCTAAAGACGCGCAAACACTCAATAAGCCCATTAGGGTTTTTACCTATCCCGACGAAAGGCAGAAACCATGAAACGACTACTTGGCGTACTCGCCGCAGCTGCACTCTTAGTGCCGGCCACACAAACAAAAGCAGCAATAGAACCCGACTGCCTACGCTTCACAGCTTTAGCGCTAGAAGTTGGCTGGCAAAAACGTGAAATACCACGCCTCATGCAGATATGTGCGCGCGAGTCAAAAGGCTTCGCTAGAGCATGGAACCAGCGCGACCCATACACCGGCAGTTACGGCCTCATGCAATTAAACGGCAGCAACAAACGGTTTCTTGTCGAGTCTGGCATTGTGCGTAAAGCCATGACCGAGCTATGGTCACCACGCAAAAACCTTAAAGCCGCTCTAGCCCTATTCAAGCGCCACGGCTGGGCCCCATGGAAAGGCAACAGCGCGCCAAAAATTGTGGTACCGTACACCCGTTAGTTATTTTCAACCCGACTAGAAAAGAGCAATCATGGTAAACCCGACTGACCATTTAGACCAAGCACTAGCAAACTTGTGGGCGAACACTCGACCCAAAGCAACCGATGTGTTAATCCGCAACCTGCGCGCACACGCTTACAGCTACGCAATGGACGACCCAAAACTATGCGAGGACCTACGCCAAGCCATTGGCCGGTTAGAACACCCCAGCACCCTTGAACCAAAACAACAGAGCATCATTGACCGTTTAGACGACATTGTGCAAGAACTGCACGACCTTGGGCACACTCAACTAGGTGGCGAAACCGACCAACTGCTCATTGCTATTGACAACGCATTGCGAGGTAAAAAGTGAGGAATATTGCAGGCGTTTTTGCTTTTGTTGGCGTCATGTCAGTGTTCACGCTTGTGACATTGTGGGCCGCAGACTGGATACAAAACTATGACGAAAGCGGCAGGTACGAATAATGGCTTTTGACCTTTCCGAGTATGTAGACGTTAAGACACGTCTTAAGCAAGCACTAAAGGTTTTCCCGCAGCTGCGCATTGTTGAGCATCGCCCAGAGATAACTCAAGTGGGTGACCAGTTGTTTATTGAGTGCAGCGTCACCGTCAGCCGTGACCCAGACGACCCGATACCCGTGACCGCTTACATGTTTGAGCCTTACCCTGGGCGTACGACGTTTACCAAACTGTCCGAACAAGCCAACGGCGCGACAAGTGCGCTCGGGCGCGCATTGGGCTATATGGGTTTTGGCATAGACAAGTCCATTGCCAGCAGCAACGAGGTTCTAGGACGCCAGCAAGCCACAGAGGACGACCGCAGCACCGCGGTAAGTATTGTGCGACCTACCCCAACACTGGACGGCCCAAGGTCAAAAGAAATAGGCAGCGCTCGACTATCGGCACGCGAACAAACACAAGCAAGCAACGGCGGCGGCGCGACCGCTAACCAAATAAAAATGCTTACCCAAATGTGCGCGGAACGTGGGCTAGATTTTGACCCTACGACACCAATGACCTACTCAGAGGCAAAAGACATGTTCCTAAACATCAAACCGATACCAAAGGTTAAATGATGAGCAACATAGACCAAATGCCGGCTGAGCAAGCACTTTGGGCGTACTCGAGCATGCTGTACGATTCACGCGAACAATGCGAAAGCCTGAGGCGCGAACTGAACATCGTGATAAACCAACTCATGGACTGCCAAGCCGATTACCAGCGCCTAGCGAAAAGTTACAAACGTTTAGCAGACGCCATTTACTGCCCAGACTGCAAAGCAGTTGACAATGCCGAATAGTTACGCCGGCATGACTGAAGCCCAATTCTTGAAGCAAGTGTGCGCAGTGGCTAAGTTGCGTGGCTGGTTGATTTACCACGCCAAACCGGCACAAGTAGGCGAACGTTGGGCAACGCATTTTCAAGGCGACGCAGGGTTCCCAGACTTAGTATTGAGCCACCCCACTGGCGGCCTAGTGTTCGCAGAGCTTAAGGCAGGCCGTAACAAACAGTCAGACGCACAGCTGCGCTGGCAAAGGTACTTACTCGAAGCCGAGTACGAATGCTACTGCTGGTATCCCAAAGACCTAGACGCAGTGATAGCGCGACTAAGTGACATATGAGCAAAGTACTGGTGACACTTGATTACGAGGAACTTGAGTATTGCGCTATTAGTGGTGCGCGCCGAAACATACGCGCTATGCAAAAGGACCGCAAACCACGCCAGAGCACCGTTGCGTATGAAAAGCAACATTGGTGGCAGTCACACGTAACTGGCGTTATAGGTGAGTATGCAGTAGCCAAGTCATTAGGTGAGCATTGGTTAGACCTAGAGAATGACCGCGGCGGTTTTGACGTTTTGAGTTACCAGGTGCGCAGCACAGAGTACCCAAACCCTAATTTGCGCATACGTAAAGGCGATGACGAAAACCACGTATTTATACTTGCCCAAGTTAAAAACAACAGAGTACTAATACACGGCTGGGCTACTGGTTACGAAATAAAAATGCACGGCACACCACAGTATGAAAACTCGATATACCTAACATGCGAACAACTAAACGACATGTCACTTTTAATGCACCCAACTATTTACACAGCACAAGTAACCCAATGGGAAAGGCCCGACTACCAATGAACAAACTAAGTGAAGCCGACCGTTTAGAGCTGCGCGCATTGTTCAGCCAACTCGCTGACATACAAGCCAACGAGATACTCGAGCAACTAGAACACCAGCCAAACCAAGCCAACCAGTTAAAGCAAGACCTATGGGGTCTGCAAGCGCGGCTAGACGACATACACGCCGACGCCAACACTTAGCCATGCCGGCACAACTGAATAACACTCATGGCCACGTACGGGTTTGCACTGTGCTGGTAACACACGGAAACGTGGGTAGAGCGCCATGTCTATGAACTGGTGTGCAGCGTCCAAACGTCACAAATGCGTATGGTGTCCGTCCTCAACTATGAAACAGCCGGCAGCCACAGCTACTTGCTGGAAGTGTGGGGGGACGTAGTGCACAAGACTCGACAACAAGCCAGACAACAAGCCACGCAGTGGCGCGTTAGCACAAGCGGTAGCGCGTGAGAAAGAACCAACAACATGACAACAACACACAACGGCAAACAACGAGCCACCAGCGAATTCAAACGCAACAGAGCCAAACTCCTAGCCGACGACCCGCCATGCCACTGGTGCGGAATAGCGCGAGCAACAGAAGCAGACCACCTCATCGAGAGCGACGCCGGCGGAACAAACGACATCAACAATCTGGTGCCGGCCTGCAAACCATGCAATGCGCGGCGCGGGCAGGCCTACCGAGTACGCAAAGAGCGCGAACAAAACGGCGTACTAGACATAAACACTCAGAGTGTTTTTTATGGAGAGCAACGGAAGCCCCCGCAAGTCCTAAATCCTCTATTTTTGGCGGAAACAAGCGAACTGGCGACAACTGGCCGTGCTCAGCCGAGACTAGAAACGACCACGCAAAGTGGTGGCTTATCGTTTGCGGCAGACATTGGGGATT